AAAAATAAATTTAATTCATGTGGCGTACTACTAAAATAAATGTAGTTTGCTTGACATACTTGTAGTTGTGTGCAATTGTGGTGCATCATTATATTCTTATAACTCTCTTTGATGGTTTTACAGTAGCGATTTAAAAGTACTGCTTATGAGAAAGTATAGCAAATGAAAATTTATAAATAAACATAGTATTTACACCTAGTTGAGGCATAATTCATGAAACCTAAAACACCAAAAGTCAGCGAGAAAGTTAAGATGTTTCCAGTAAAGAAAGTTTCACCGCTTGAAAAGTCAGTAAAAAAAGTAATCAGTCGTAGGCGCTTGACACAACAGGAAGAAGAGGCGCAGACAAAATTGAAACAACTTTGGGATGAGAAGCGTGAGGATCTACATCTGTCTCAGAGAGTGGCGGCAGAGCAGTTTGGCTACAAGAACCAAGCGGCTATCAGCCAGTACCTCAATGGGAAGATCCCCTTGAACCTAGAAACCGTATTAAAGTTCGCAACGCTTTTAAAAGTTTCTGTCGAAGACATTAGTCCTCGCTTTGCAGACAGTCTTCCAAAGACTGAAGTTCCAATCATTCATGTGAATTTAGCAACGATCAAATACATTACGGCGCTCAATGATTCCCTTGCTCCTACGGTTATGAAAGGGGATGTTATGGTGGTTTGCACGGCGGACTCTCCAACTAAAGGGATTGAAATGCCTACTGGAAAGATAGTAGCAGTACTAAGGAATTACACCTAGGTATAAATACTTATAAGTAATACTATTGACATAGGTTCTCAATGCTCATAAACTTTGATTGTGTTCGCTACACATTCAAAGGAGAAGTCAATGAGCAAAACGCAAGCAGTACCGACACCTGATGTCGGAGTATCAACATACGAAAGACTGGCGGCAGTCAACGTCAGTGCCTACATAGAGAAGAAGAACAACCTCAATTACCTTTCTTGGTCTTGGGCATTGGATCAACTTCTAAGGCAAGATCCTAACGCAAGCTGGCATTACCATTGGTGGGATGCAAAACCCTACTGTGTGATTGGCGATACCGCTATGGTGTTCTGTTCAGTCACAGCATTCGGTATAGAGCGTACTGCCCAACTCGCCGTCATGGATAACAGAATGAAATCTGTGCCATTACCCATCGATTCTCAAACCCTGAACACAAGCATGATGCGTGTTCTTGCCAAAGCAATCGCCCTACATGGTTTGGGACTATATATTTTTTCGGGTGAAGACACACCACTAGAGGTTAAACATGAAACCAATACCGCTTCAACCGTTACCCCAAAACCGCAAGCTGTTCCGACTAAAGCCACTACACCGAATCTCAGTAATCCTATCAAGGCTGTCACTAAGGTTCAGTACTTGGGCGAGAACGAAATAAAAACGATTCGTGAGTTGGCAAAGAAGGTGGATGTCAACGAGTTGGTCATTAGCAAAGCTTACGCCGTGGATACATTAGATCAAGTTCCATTAGCAAAAGCCGAGCAAATCATTTCAAAACTGCAAGAGAAGGCAGTCAAACTTTTAGAAACTACGGAGGTGTAAACATGAATTACCCAGAGAAAAAAATAGCCATTGCTGTATTTGATAACGAATATCGGAGTGCTGACAATCATCCCATTAAAAATGTGGTCGTAACTTTACCAGACGGCACAAAGCTAGAGGGCGGATTGTGGAACTCTACATCCAAGAATGGACTTGAATACATGTATGGTGTATTGATTCCAGCATCTGAGAAGGCAAAGTATTCAAGGAAGACACCGACTAGATCTGCCAAACAAGAACCAGAGGTTGACTTCGGATGAATCTAACTAATCTGAACGGATTGCCTGACGCATTTGTTAAGGCGGTACGCAACGATTCTTACGTTGGCGGTGGAGATATCAGCGTAACTCGCTTGATTGATGCACCCCAACGGCGTAGCTTGAATAAGACTTACAAGGACTATGTTGTCGAGGATGTAAGTGACAGAGTCTGGTCACTCATGGGTCAATGTATGCACACTCTCTTGGAGAGGGCAAACACAACAGCCTTAGTCGAACAGCGTTTGTATATGGAAGTAGGTGGTTGGCAGTTATCTGGTCAGTTTGATCGGCTACATCTTGGCGACAAAACTCTACAAGATTGGAAGATGACCACAGTTTATAAGGCAGAGGGCAGTATCGATTGGGAGCGCCAATTAAATATCCTTCGTATCTTAGCCAAGCACAACGGCTACGAGGTGGACAAGTTACAGGTGATCGCAGTCCTTCGAGATTGGAAGTTAAGTGAATCGTTAAGAAACCCTGACTATCCAACAGCGAATGTTCAAGTAATTGATGTACCAGTTTGGAGTGACGATCAGGCAATGGCATACATCAGACAGCGGATTGATATGCATCAGAGATCTGATCGGGGTGAAGTTGTTTTATGTAGTGATGAGGAGCGGTGGTATGCGGGTACGACATACGCTCTGATGAGGGAGGGTGGTAAACGTGCCAAGAAAGTCTCAGTGAATCTAGAAGACCTCGGTGTTCCAGAAAAAGGTTATGTGATTGAAGAGCGAAAGGGTGGTTATAGACGGTGCGAAAACTATTGTGAAGTCGCTCCGTTTTGTACGCAATTTAAATCAGAGAAAAAAGGAGTAGAAGATGTTAATGAATATTGAAGAAGCATCTAAATACTTGGGGTTGAGTGTTCACTCTACTGGTTACCTAGTGAGAAACAATCAACTTCCAGGTGCGAAGGTCGGGCGTGGTTGGAGATTTATGAAAGAAGACTTGGATCTATTTATTCGGAATCAGTATCGTTCCGAAATGAAGGTAGCGGTAGCAGAAGAAACGGAAGGTGCGTGATGGCTACCGTGACGATTCGATTAGTTGATGAGGGCGAAGGTGTTTCTGTCTACATGGATTGTGATAGGGATGTCGCCGCCACAGGGTTAAGTCCAGCGATGTTAATGGGTGGAAGCCTTGCGGAATTTGTAACTCTTTTGAATGACAGAAAAAATGCAATGCCTCAACTGCAAAACGAAAACAGATGTCATTGATTCGAGAACGCAAACAGATGGAACGATCAGGCGCAGACGAGAGTGCTTTCAATGCAACTCTCGTTTCTCAACCGAGGAGAAGCGCTTGGTCGAACCTGTTAAAGCCAAGCCAGTTATCAAACCAGCACCTATTAAAAAAGTTCTGCCGAAAACTAGTAAGCCTCCAGTCAGGGAAAAATCTGTTGCTAGAAAAGAAACTTCTTTTGAGGAAGTGATGGGTTATGGAAACTATGAAGATTTGCGAGACATCGGATTCAACATCACAGATTCGTGGAAAAACGATTGAGTTGTTGACCGAGGATTTAAGGAAGCAAAGGGATATTAATCTGAATCTGCAAGAAGAATTAGGTCGGATGAATGCAGAGATTGGGTTGTTGAAATATATAGAAGGTCACATCAAAGAACACTTGGAACATGAAACGCTCATTGATGAAGATCATTTAAGTTTACTGTTCAGTTCATTAAAGCGAATAAGGGGAATGCGTCATGCACAAAAGAAGAGGTAGACCAAGGAAGGTAGTTGTTGATATGGTGAATCACCCACCACACTATACAGGTGGTGAGATTGAATGTATCGATTACATGGCAGATGTATTAGCCGAGGCAGAGTTTATTGGTTATCTGCGAGGGCAGATTATTAAATACAACCACCGCCTGATGGCTAAAGGGAATAGCGTAGAGGACGTAGGAAAGCTGATCTGGTATGCCACCAAGCTAAGAGATATTCTAGCGAAGAAGTAGCCATGGATGACGCTCTAATCGCTTTCTTAATGGGGGTTTTATCTGGCTGGCTAATACTTATCGTTGGTTGTATTGCTACATCAATAATAGAAATAATTACAAGTAAGTAAAGACTACACAACAGTACTGCTTATATCTATGATAATATAACTGTACTCGTTGGGTATGTTGTACATCTTAGGAGGATGTATGTCAATTAAAAAGCGAGGTAGTACTTGGTGGTATGCGTTTTGTGTAAATGGTGTTCGTTACAGAGGCTCCTGTTTTACTGAAAAAGAAAAAGAGGCGCAAGAGTTTCACGACAAAATGAAGAATGAAGTTTGGCGTGGAAAGCAGTTGAAAGATTCTGTACGGCGCACTTGGACTGAGGCTTTGGATCGTTGGTTAAAGGAGCATCAGCACAATCGTACCGCCAAGGAGAATGTGAAGTTTGGTGATTGGTGGACGGCTCAGTTCAACGAGCATAAGGTGAAGTATCTGAATGACATTAACTCAGATTTATTCAAGGTCATTCGGGATAAAGAACTCAATCGTCCAAGGCAGAGAAATGGTAAGCAACTTGCTCCAGCCACAGTCAATCGAAAGATTGCGCTCCTACGAGCGGTAGTTAATGCCGCCGCAAGGGAGTACCAGTGGATGGACACAGCGCCACTATTCCGATGCTTACCAGAGCGAAATGAACGTGTTAGGTATCTAACCCCAAATGAGATTCAACGATTATTGGGGGAGTTACAAGAACCTTACAAGTCTATGGCGCTCTTAGCAGTCGCTACTGGGTTGCGTCAAAGCAATATCTTTAAGTTAACTTGGCGACAAGTAGACTTTGTGAGAAAGCAGATAACCTTCCCAGAAGAAGTAATGAAGAATGGCATGCCGTTAACCATTCCGATCAACGAGACTGCGATGCAAGCAATCAAACCGTGGATTGGAAAGGATGATCAGTTTGTTTTTGTTTTACCCAATGGTAAACCTGTAAAAGAATTGCTATCAAAGATGTGGAAGAATGCCTTGGCAAGATCAGGCATTAGCAACTTTAAATGGCATGACTTGCGCCATACTTGGGCGAGCCTGATGCGTCAGTCTGGTGAAGGTTTGGACAAGATACAGGAATTGGGGGGATGGCAAGATCCGAAGATGGTGAGACGCTACGCTCATCTGTCAACAGACCACTTAGCCAAAGCCTCAAGCGCTATTGAC